GACATTCTGGGAAAATATTGCGCTCGCCTTCAAGGGCGGGGGTGGATCGTTGCGGCCGCCGCTTGGGCGCAGCTATATCGGCACTTATGGTGGCGCGGCTCTTTCCGGGGACGCGCCCTTTTCTTATGAGGGGCGGGTGCGGGAGGCCTATGTCGAGAATGCGATTGCGCAGCGGGCGGTGCGGATTGTGGCCGAAGCGGTGGGGGGTGCGCCGTTGGTGCCGTCTGAAGAACCGGTCGTCGGGCTGGTGCAGACGATCAGCGCGGGCCAGTCTTTGTTGGAAACGATCGCGGCGCATCTGCTGCTGCATGGCAATAGCTATGTCCAGGTGATGGCGGGCGGCGACGGCCAGCCGGATGAGCTTTATGCGTTGCGGCCCGACCGGGTGACGATCGAGCCGGATGGCAAGGGCTGGCCGGTCGCTTATATTTACCGGGCTGGCGAGCATGTGACGCGCTTTGCGGCGCAGGATGCGATGGGCCGGGCGGCGATCATTCATCTGAAGGCCTTTCATCCGACCGATGACCATTATGGTCTTGGCTGTCTGGGCGCGGCGGCGAAGGCGGTGGCGGTGCATAATGCGGCGGCCAAGTGGAACAAGGCGATCCTGGACAATGCGGCGCGGCCGTCGGGGGCTTTGGTCTATGATCCGGGCGTCGAGGGATCGGCGCTGACCGGGGAACAGTTTGACCGGCTGAAGGCCGAGATGGAAGCGAGCTTTGCCGGGTCGGGCAATGCCGGGCGGCCGATGCTGCTCGAGGGCGGATTGAAGTGGCAATCGATGAGCATGAGCCCGGCGGACATGGATTTTGTTGCGCTGAAGGAGGCGGCGGCGCGGGAGATTGCCTTGGCCTTTGGCGTGCCGCCGATGCTGCTCGGGCTGCCCGGTGACAATAGCTATGCCAATTATCGCGAGGCCAACCGGGCGCTGTGGCGGCTGACGATCCTGCCGCTGGCGGGGAAGATATTGGATGGCCTGGCGGATGCGTTGGGTGCGTGGTGGCCGAATCTCGTACTGGCGGTGGACCGCGACCAGATCCCGGCTTTGTCGGAGGATCGCGAGCGCTTGTGGAAGCAGGTGTGCGAGGCGGATTTTCTGACGCCGGAAGAGAAACGGGCGATGCTGGGGGTGTGATGGGTGTGCCCCTGCGTAGGGCTCAGACTTCAGGAAGCTTCCCCAAAGCTTCCTGAAGTCTGAGCGGTCCATCTCGTGCCAGTGCGGTTGAACGGAATGCAGGAGATGGGCTCCTGCCTTCGCAGGAGCACAGTGCCCAACAAGGACATGATATGAACAATGACGAAATGCTCGCCCGCCTGATGGCGCAGGCGGAAGGTGATGGGGCTGACCTTGTGACGCTGCGGGCGATTGTCGAGGAGGCGACGGACAGCGGTGCGGCGCGGGTGCTCGACCGGCTGGGGCTGGCCGATCCGGGGGCGGAGGACGATATTGACGAATTGCGCGAGCTGCTCCGTGCCTGGCGTGATGCCAAGGCGAGCGCGTGGAAGGCGGCGATCCGCTGGGTTGTGCGCGGGCTGCTGGCGCTGCTCTTGGTCGGGATTGCGATGCGGCTGGGGCTGGGGGATCTGGTGACGTGAGGGAGGTGGAGAAATCCGTTTGTGCTGAGCCTGTCGAAGCACCTCTGTCGGCGAAGCGCCCTTCGACAAGCTCAGGGCTAACGGAATACCCGAATACCCTCCGCTTTGCCGGATATGCGGCGATCTTTGACCGGATCGACAAGGGCGGGGATATTATTCGGCGCGGGGCCTTTGGAGCGTTCCCCGAAGGAAAGGCGCTGCCGCTGTTGTGGCAGCATGATCCGATGCGACGGATTGGCCGGGTCGATTATGTGCGCGAGGACCGGCGCGGATTACGGGTGATCGGGACTATCTCGACCGCGACCATGGCCGGGCGTGAGGCTGCGGTCATGCTGTCTAGCGCGTCGGTCAAGGGGCTCAGTTTTGGCTATCGGGTGAAGCAGGCGACGGGCATAAATCCGCGTGAATTGCTGGATCTGGATGTTGCCGAGATTTCGCTGGTCAGCTTCCCGATGCAGGACTTGGCGCGCGTTCATCTGGTTCAGCAAAACTAATTTTTTCGCGCGAAGTCGCGAAGTCACGAAGTGCACACTCCCGCTTCGTGGCTTCGCGACTTCGCGCGATTCGTATGTTCAATTTGAAGCTAACCCCCAGGAAAGGAATGATATGGAACTCTCTAGCAAACTCGAAACCAAGGCCGATCCGCTGGAAGCGTCTTTTGATGCGGTGCTGATTGCCGAGGAAACGGAGCAGTACGGTCAGGCGATTGCGGCGTTGCGCGGTGATGTTGATGGTCTGAAAGGGCAGGTCGATGCGATCGGCAAGGTAGCGGCGCGGCCGGTGCTGGCCGGAAATCTGGATGGCGCGAAGGGGATGGCGTCTTCGCCGGCTGCGCAGGATTTTGTCGCAAAATATCTTCGGCGCGGGGAGCAGGCCGGGGTTGAGTTGAAGAGCTTCTCCGGTGCGTCCGGTCCCGAGGGCGGCTTTGCCGTGCCGCAGGAGATTGATGCGCTGATCGGGGCGACGCTGAAGGATATCTCGCCGATCCGGTCGATCGCGACGGTCGTGCAGACGGGCACCGCCGGCTATCGCAAGCTGGTCACCACCGGCGGTACACCCTCCGGCTGGGTCAGCGAGACCGCTGGCCGTCCGGAAACCGATACGCCGGATTTCAACGAAATCGCGCCGCCCTCCGGCGAGCTTTACGCCAATCCGGCGGCGTCGCAGGCGATGCTGGATGATGCGGCTTTTGATGTGGAGGCCTGGCTGGCGGATGAAATTGCCCGCGAATTTGCCCGGGCGGAGGGGGCGGCCTTTGTCGGCGGTTCCGGTGTCAATCAGCCGCGTGGGTTTCTCAATGCGGCAGTGACCGACGAGAGCGACGATGTCCGGGCGTTCGGCTCGCTGCAATATGTGGCTTCCGGTTCGGCGGGCAGCTTTGCCAGTGAAGATGTGCTGGTCGATCTGGTGCATACGCTGCGACCCGCTTATCGGCAGGGTGCGGCTTTTGTGATGAACAGCTCGACGCTGGCGCAGATCCGCAAGTTCAAGACCGCGGACGGCGCGTTTCTGTGGCAGCCGTCGCTGGCCAGCGGGCAGCCTGCGACCCTGCTCGGCTATCCGGTGGTCGAGGCAGAGGATATGCCCGATATCGCCGCCGACAGCCTGGCGATCGCCTTTGGCAATTTCCGCGCCGGTTATCTGATCGCCGAGCGGCGCGCGACGCATATATTGCGCGACCCGTTTACCAACAAGCCGTTCGTCCATTTCTACGCGACCAAGCGGGTTGGCGGGCAGCTGATGAATTCGGAAGCGATCAAGCTGATGCAGTTCAGCGCTTCCTGAACCCTGGGGTCAGGCCCTACTAAATGAACGGGCGTGGCGTCAAAATGGCAATAATATCGGGCAGAATCTCCCGCCGGGAAGGCTGGTTGCCTTTCCAAGAGAGCTTCTGCCCGAGATTGCAGCCATTTTGCCGTCCGAAGGATTTGACCGATTTGGCTCTGCGCAGCGTCAGAAAAGCTTGCGATAGCGCGACTATCGCCGCGCTTTCCTTCCTTGCGCAAAGCCAAATCGCTTCAAACCACACTCCGCTCATTTAGCAGGACCTGACCCCCTTGCTGCGCTTCGGCGCAGCGCGTCCGTGCCGGTTGCTCCCCCTCTCGATCCGGCACGGGCGCACCTCTTTTGAAAAATCTAGCGAAAGGAGCCCGCAACCGTGAGCTTCCCTATTGGATCCTGGCCGGATTTGCCGACTGCGCTGATCGCAGAGGTCAAGGCCTTTGTCCGGATCGACCATGATGCCGACGATGCCGCGATCGATACGTTCCTGCGCAGCGCCGCTGGCCTGTGCGAGGATTTTACCGGCCTGATGCTGATTACCCGAACGGTGACCGATATCCTGCCAGCGTGGCAGGCGTGGCAAAAGCTGAAGCGGCTGCCGGTGCAGGCGATCGTCTCGGTCGAGGCGGTGGAAGCGGACGGGAGCGCGGCGCTGCTGGCGGTGGAGGATTATGCCGTTGATATCGACAGCGAAGGTCTGGGCTGGGTGCGGATGCGGGAGGAGAGCGACGCTTCGCGGATGCGGGTGGTCTACAGTTGCGGGCTGGCGGAGGGGTGGGACGGGATCCCGGCGGGGCTGCGCCAGGGGATCGTGCGGCTGGCGGGTTATCTTTACGCCAACCGAGACGGGGTTGATGCGATAGGGCCGCCGCGCGCGGTGACCGCATTGTGGCGTCCTTATCGGCGGATGCGGATAGCGTGATGGCAAAGGAATTTTCAGGGGTTTTGCGGGAGCGTATCGTAATTGAGCGGCAGAGTGCCGGTCGCGATGCGATGGGTTCTGCGGAAGCGCAATTTGACACGATTGGCGAATTTTGGGCGGCGGCGGAAACTTTGAACAGCGGGCGGGGGGAGGCGGGCGAAAGCCGCTCGGCCTTGCCGCGCTGGCGGTTTGTCTTGCGGGAGACGCAAGCGATCAGACCGGGGGACCGGTTGCTCTGGACCGGGCGCGTGATGGTCATAGCGAGCGTGGTTCTGGAGCACCGGCTGATCCCGAAAACCATTTTGCTGGCGGAAGAAACGAGATGATGGAGAAATTGCAGAGGCGCGGGGAGATGATTGCCGGGCAGCGGCTGGTGCGGGTCAAATCGGAGGTGAAATCGGTTTTGATGGATGAACTTCCCGCCGATGTCCGGATCACGGAAACCGCTGACGGCCTCCAGGTGGAAGCGCGGCGGCTGAAACGGCGGCTGCTAGAGCATAGCGGTTTGCGCGATATCGGCTTTCTGATGCGGGGTGTGCGGTGAGCAGCGCGCTGGAGGCGGTGCAGCGGCAGCTGGTCACGCAGCTGAACGGACATGTGCCGCTGATGGATTTGATCAGCGGGATTTTTGACGGACCGCCGCCGCGTGCGGATTTTCCCTATATCGCCTTGGCAACCGGCGCTTCGCTGGACTGGAGCCACAAGGGCGGTGTTGGCCGCGAGCTCAGTCTCGCGCTCGCGGTTCATGATGACGGCGAGACGGCGGCGCGTCTGCATCGGGTGATGGCGCTGGTCGAGGAGGCGCTGGAGCCGGGGCTGGACGATCCGGCTGGCTGGCAGATCGTCACGTTCGATTTTCGTCGGACGCGGATTTTGCGCAGCGCGGTTGGTCCGTGGAGCGGGCTGGTGGAATATCGGGCGCGGGTTTTGAAACACTAGTGCCCCCGCGCAGGCGGGGGTCCATCTCGTGCCGCTCGGTTGGCGCGCAAAATATCGATTTCTCCTTGCCGCGAGATCGGGAGATGGGCCCCTGCCTTCGCAGGGGCACTGTGGGCGGCCGGGTCGGTCTCGCACGAGATGGACTGCTCGGCCTTCGCAGGGGCACAAAATTACATAAAGGAACCAGATTATGGCAGCAGAAAAAGGCAGCGCCTTTCTCCTCAAGATTGGCGATGGCGGGAGCCCGGTCGGCTATACCACCATCGCGGGTCTCCGGACCACGCAGATGACGGTCAACGGGGAGCCGGTGGCGATTACCAGCAAGGATAGCGGCGGCTGGCGGCAATTGCTGTCGGGTGCCGGAATACGCTCGGTCTCGGTGTCCGGGGCGGGGGTGTTTACCGGCTCGGAAGCGGAGATTCGGATCAAGAATCATGCGCTGGGCGGTGTCATTGATGCCTATGAACTCAGCTTTGAAGGCGGCGAGCGCATGCAGGGGGATTTTCTGGTCGCTCGCCTCGACTATAGCGGCGATTATAACGGCGAGCGGAGTTACACGCTCAGCCTCGAAAGCTCCGGACCGGTGATCAATGTCTGATCCGGCCAATCGCCTGCGCGGCGAGGCGGAACTGATGATTGACGGTGAGCGGATCGTTCTGCGACCGACATTTGCGGCGCTGGTGGCGGCGGAAGAGGAACTGGGGTCGCTGTTCGATCTTGTTGAACGGGCGGCGAATGGGCGGCTGTTATTGTCGGAAATTGTCACTCTGTTTTGGCACGTGGTGCGGGATCGACCGGAGGGTTTGACCCAGGAGCGATTGGGTGAGGGAATGATGGCGCTGGGGCTGGCCGGGGTGACGCCGGCGCTGAAGATTTTGCTGAGGCAGATTTTGTCGGGCGGTGGTGATAAGTGAGCGGTGCCCCGGCGTAGGCCGGGGCCCATCTCCGATTATAGCGTCGGCGGGACCATCGGGAGATGGACTCCCGCCTTCGCGGGAGAACAGGATATTCGGCACGTTAGTTTTTCAATTATCCGGGACAGTCTCCGCCGTCCTCGGCTGGACCCCCGAACAATTCTGGAACGCCACGCCCGCCGAGCTGGCCGCGATATTTGCTGCTTTCTCTGAAAATACACCCGGTCATCAGAACCAGGCCCCGCTCGGCATAACTCAACTCGAAAAATTGAAAGAGACCTTCCCCGATGGATGAAGAAATCGAACGGCTGGTGGTCAGCGTGCGCGCGGATACCGCCGGTTTTGCCAAGGATGTGGCGGATATGAAAGGGCAGCTTGACGGTCCCTTTGCATCGGGACTGGAACGGGCGGGGTCGGCACTTGAGACCACGCTCAGCCGCGCTATCCGGCGCGGATCGCTGGATTTCGAGGATTTGCGGCGGGTGGCGCTGTCGGTGATGAACGATATTGCGCGGGCTTCGATCAATTCAGGGTTGAACAGTGCGCTGGGCGGCGGCGGTAGTCTGGTGCAGATCGGTGCATCGCTGCTGAGTGCCTTTGCCGGTGCGCCGGGACGGGCAACTGGGGGGCCGGTTAGCGGTGGTCGGGCTTACAGGGTTGGCGAACGCGGCCCAGAGATATTTGTGCCGACAGCGGCGGGTCGGATCGAACAGAGCGGCTCGGTCGGTGGCGCGCCCAATATCCGGCTGACGATCAATATATCTGACAATGGCCAGGGCAGCGCGCCCGACCAGATGCGCCGGTCAAGCCGACAAGTTGCGCGGGCGGTGCGCAATGCTTTGACGGCAAAGGCGGGCTGATATGGGTTTCTGGCTTGCCGACAAACGGACGGGGCAGCAGAGCAGCTTCATCCAGCGTTTTGATCCGCGTTTCTGGACGATCAATTTTCCGCGACCGATGATGGCATCGGTGGTTACGACTGCGGCGGATGCGCTAAGGGTCGATGCGGTTTTCTACAATAGTGACGAACTCGCCGGGCTGATCTGGGACAGCGAAGATGCGCTGGATCATCCGCTGCTCGCTTATGAAACGGAGCGCGATTATTCGCGGCTTAAATGGGAATTTCGCTGGCGATCCTGGGGAATCATGCCGCTCGACGCAATCAACGGACCGACGCTGACCATCGAGGGGCGGGATGCGGTGGGTGATCCCAAAAGCTGGTATGTCCGCTTGTGGAATTATGCGAGCGGCACGCCAACGGATGCGCAGATTTCGATCGAATTTTCGAAAGTCGAAGGCGGCTTCCTGTTGCCAGGGGAGGCCGACCCGGTCTTTCCCGAGGATATCGACCGGTTGTTCATTTCCATCATTCCGCCGGCCTATGATGAACTGGGTACGCGTTATGCGACGCCGAAGATCGGCTGGGTGGAAATGAGTGCGATCAAGGCGGATGGTCAGGGTGCGGTGCTTGAAATTGGTGACGTCATGCTGCCGGAAAATGGTTGTTCGATGGCGACGGCCTATGACGACAGTTTCAACCAGACGCCGGAGCGGCTGCTGCGGGCAATCCGGGCGCTGGGCTATCGTGGATCGATCAATCATTATCTCGGGATGAGCCATTATTTCCGGCTGGAGACGGTCGGGGACGGTCTTTATGTCAGCCTGTCTGCGCCCCAGGAGGGCGAGGAATTTGCCGCGATTAATCAGCCGACGGCGGTTTGGCATCGCGATTGGATCAACCGCGCCGAAGCGATAGGCTTTTCGGTGATCCTGTCGCTGTCCTACGAGCTGTTTGACGCGCATTGCTGGAACGACTGGAAGCAGCGAGCGGAAAATGGCGATCCGGCGCTGACCGGTTGGGAGCCACCCTCGACCTTGCTCTCGCCCGCCAATGACAATGCGATGACCTATCTGCAGGCGGTGGCGCGGGCTTTTGTTGCAATTGCAAGAGATGCGGGGGCAGCGATCCGCTTTCAGGTGGGCGAGCCGTGGTGGTGGATCATGCCGGACAAGCGGATTTGCCTTTATGACGCCGCTGCCGATGCTGCATTTGGCGTGAATTCGGTCAGCATAGCGAGCATCGACGGCCCGAAGACAGCGGCGCAAGAGGCCTTGCTGGATCAGGCCGGTGCGCTATTGGCGCAGTCGACGGCTGATCTTTTGGATGCGGTCAGGACGGAAGCGGCATCAACGCCGGTGGAAACGCTGTTGCTCGCTTATTTGCCGACGATTTTGGACGAGCAGGCTCCGGAAGCCAAACGGGCCAATCTGCCGATGGGCTGGGCCTCTCCCGCTTTCGACGTGCTGCAACTCGAAGATTATGACTGGGTGATTGCCGGCAACCGCGCGGCGACGAGCAGCGGGATCCAACTGACGGCCCAGCGGCTGGGCTATCCGGTCGAGCAACAGCATTATTTTGCCGGCTTCGTGCTGACCGCAGTGGATCGATATATCTGGGCCAATATGGCGCAGGCTATCGCCGATGCCCGGGAGCGCGGGACCGCGGAGATTCATATCTGGGCATTGCCGCAGGTCGCGCGTGACGGATTTACCTATTTTCAGGAAGAGGAAGCGGATGTGAATGCTTTTGACGATGTGCTGTTCCCGCTCGCGATTGGCCAGGGAGCCAGCGTGTCGCCGGGATTTTCCACCAATATTGTCACCACCATCTCCGGTCACGAGAAACGCAACAGCGACTGGGCCGATGCCCGGATGGAATTTGATGTCGGGCCGGGGATCCGGAGCGAAGCGGAGTTGCGCGATTTGATCGCCTTTTTCCGGGCGCGGCGGGGTGCTGCCAAAGCTTTCCGGTTTCGCGATCCTTATGATCACAGTTCGCGTGAGATGGTCGGCGAGCCAACGCCGGTCGACCAGTTTCTGGGTACAGGCGATGGTCAGCGGACCGACTTTCCGTTGGTGAAAAGCTATGGCGATCCCGCCACAGAACCGCAGCAAAGGCTGATTACCCGGCCCGATCCGGATTCGCTGCAGGTCGCGGTGGACGGGCAATTGGTTGGCGACTGGTCGCTTGGTCCGGCGGGAATGGTGTCGTTTGACAGCCCGCCGCCGGACGACAGCGCTATCTCGGCCGGTTTTCTGTTCGATGTGCCGGTCCGCTTTGCCAGCGACCAGCTGACGGTAAGCCATGCGACCTTTCTGGCTGGCGATATCCCCGAGGTGCTGCTGGTCGAGGTTCGGGAGCCGTCATGAGCCTGGACTGGCTGGACCGGGAGGTTACCACCAGCGCTTATCTCTGGCGCCTAGAGCGTGCGGATGGGTTTGCACTGGGCTTCACCTCGCATGACCGCGATCTGGTCATCGATGCGTTTCGCTATCGCGCGGCGCCGGGGATGGTGCCGTCGTCAGTCGCTCTGTCCGACAGTCTCGACATCGACAATGTCGAAATTTCCGGGGTGATGACCAGTGCGGCGATCGCCGAAACGGATCTGGATGGCGGGCGCTGGGATGGCGCGCTGCTCTATATTTCGCTGGTCGACTGGGAGCAGCCGGATGCCGAACCCCTACCGTTGATTTGCGGAGAATTTGGCGAGATTGTCCGCTCCGGTGACAGTTTTACGGTGGAGATGCTTGGCGCAACATACTTCCTCAACGAACCGATTGCGACGCTGACATCGCCCACCTGCCGGGCCGAATTTGGTGACCGCCACTGCAAGCTTAGTCTGCACCGCTACCAGCGAGAAGAACAGGTGCTTTCGATCAGCGGTGACGAGATCGAAATAGCCGCACTGGGCGATAGCGCCACCGA